AGAACGGTATCAGCTGATATTTCCAGAGATGAACAAATACACGTGGCTTGTAACAGTCTCGTCTGTTCTGCTATGGATCTACGCCCTAGTAATTCTTTGGACAAACTTAGGAAGGCCACGATTAATTGGATATTCCAGCCTCTAGGTATAAATACTACCGATAAATATTTGAACAAAAATTTTTGGCTGGATTCATCAGACCGATTAATGTATGAGGGCAAAGCCCCACAACTTTCTGACACCAGATCAGCCCGTATGCCAGCATTCTTTGAGCACAGCAATGTCAACCTACCCCAATACGCTTGAGCCTTTGCTCGGCCCCAATGTTAACTCATTATCTTTAGAGATGGAGGAAAAATTTCCACCGTTTGTTCCTCATCCTAAAGAAGAGTTAGCATCCATCATGTTTAAAGCAGGGCAACGCTCTGTTGTTGAATGGTATAAAAATAGAATAGAAGATTAGTGGAGGCATACTTAGTACCTCCATCAGATGTTACAAAGCTATGGGGTAAGGTCGAACCCTTAATAAGTAAAGCTTTGAAACATAATCATGGTGAATTAGTTTCTTCTGATATATTAGAACTATTATTACAGAAGAGACAGATGCTATGGATAGGCTTTGAAGATAATGATATTCATAGTGCTTTGATTGGTGAGTTCGTAACATATCCACGCAAGAAAGCATTTAGAATAGTAACTTGGTCAACCAAGTCCGGATATCATTACGAAGAATGGATGAAACTATTCGATAAGATAGAAAACTTTGCTAGACTTAATGGCTGTACTTTAATGGAAGCTTGGGCTAGGAAAGGTTTAGCTAAAAAATTAAACTGGAATCATAGCTATTCCGTAGTAAGTAAACAACTTTAGGAGGTAAACATGTCAGGTGGAGGAGGAGGTACCCAACATCATCACCATCAGAATCCATATGATGACGCATGGATAAGAGATTGGACTACTGATGCTGAAGGTAGAGAAGAAGATTACATAGAACGTCTACGTTTCCTAGAAGGACTAGGACAAGAACAAGGTCAGTCATTAGTAGACGCAGACTGGCAAAGAAGACTACTTGAGCAGCAACAGCAAGCATTAACTGGTCAAGTAGGAGGATTAGAAGGACAGATAGGAGGATTAGAAGGACAGATAGGAGGATTAGAAACTAGGTTTGATGATCAATCTGCTGCATTTAATTTTGGTCTTCAAGGATTACAAGCTGCAACAGCTGGACTAGATGCTGCAACAACTGGACTAGACTTAAGGTTAACTGGACAAGCAGATCAATTTAATGAACAGTTACGTCTAGCTCAAGAGGGCTGGGCTAATACAGTAGCTGCTCAGCAAGCTGGATGGGACTCAGAAAGAGCAGCTTGGAACCAACAGCAAGCTGATTGGGGGCAGCAATACTCTCAACAACAAAGACAGATTGAGACTCAATTAGCTACTGAAAGAGAAGAGTACCAGAACCAGTTAGAATCTATTAGAAATGTATATGGTGTTCAAACTCAAGAGCAACGTACTGCATGGGAAGAGCAATCAGCTCAAGAAAGAGCAGACTTTGCTTCACAGTTAGAACAGTATCAATTAGAAGGTGCCGAACAAGCTGAAGCATTAAGACAAAGCTTTGCTCAATCACAAGAGCAACAGCGTATTGCTGATGCTATACAACGTAGAGATTTAGAAGCACAGTTATCTGAATTTGGTAATCAATACCAGACAGACTGGGCTGTAGGATCTCAAGCATTACAATCTGATTACCAAAGGTTAATACAACAGGCTAGTACTGATGCTGAACGTGCTAGACTTGAGCAAGCTAGAGACTTCGAACGACTGCAAATGGATCAAGCTGCAGCTTACAACCAGAGAGATCAAGAGTTAGCTGCTCAAGATAGAGTGTTTGGTACACAACTAGATGAACTACGAAGAGATCTAGGTATTGAACGAGATCTATTCGGTCAAGCTCAAATGGATTTCCAAGAGAGACAAGATTTATTAAGACGTACTGAACAGGAGAGGTTACAGCAATCTCTAGGAGGATTCCAACAGCAATTAGATACTGGAGTCGAGAACATACAAGGACAGCTAGACAGGTTTACAGGTAGACAGTTACCAGAGGGCTGGACTAGACAAGAACCTACAACAGAGCCTGAAATGGGTATGGGTATATTAGGAGCACCTAATCCATATGGAGACAATGCTGTCTGGGATAGTACTACTAACAGCTGGGCACCTAATCCTAAAGGTGGACCTCAGTATGATGAGAAGGGAGCGATACCCGGTACAGTTGGTGGCGATATGCCCCCTGATTGGTCAGGAGGGACAGGAATTGGTGCTGCTGTAATGACTAACTGGCGTAACCCTACTACTGGTGAAGTTTATCAAGCTAGATCTAGCAATGAACGTCCTCCAGAAGGTTCAGGTTGGGAACAAGTTCCGCATGGTGATCCAGATTTTGATAGACAGTGGCAAGAACAGAGAGGCAGATATGATAGCCCATTAGATCAGAAGATAGGTACTGTTAAACAGGATCTCACTGGTCAGATAGGGGACATCAGGACTGACTTAACTGGTCAGTTAGGAGATGTCAAGACTGGGTTAACTAGTGATCTTACTAAAGCTCAACAGGAGTCAGCACTAGCTAGAGGTCAATTACAAACTGACTTCACTGGTCAAATAGGAGATATTAGGACTGGTTTAACTGGTCAAATAGGAGATGTTAGGACTGGCTTAGAGAGTCAGATAGGAGACGTTAGGACAGGATTAACTGGTCAAATAGGAGATGTCAAGACTGGATTAACTAGTCAGATAGGAGATGTCAAGACTGGGTTAACTAGTCAGATAGGAGATGTCAAGACTGGGTTAGAGTCTCAGTTAGGTCAAGTCAGACAGGATGTAACTGGTCAGTTAGGAGACTTCAGAGCTGACATAGCTGATTATAAGGATACATTAGCTGGTCAGAATGAAGCACAAGAGGCATACTATGCCGCCAATAAAAGGTTCAGAGAGATGCAAATCCAAGATGCTGAACGTGCTAGAACAGCACAGGCATATGGATCACCCGGCACTACTATGAACCAACAAGTTAAAGGTGTACGTAGAGCAGGTTCATCCAAACCCGGAGGACTTGTAAGATCTAGGACACCTCGTAATGTATTTAATAGATCTGGGTTAAGAATTAGTTCACTAAACATTTAATCATGACAGCAAAAGAACGCTATGACTATTTAGCTAGTGACCGTTCGCAATTTCTAAACGAAGCGGAAGACGCATCGAAGCTAACCCTACCGTACCTTATACGTGGTCACGAAGAGAACACCAAAGGTATGAAACAGTTGAAGACTCCATGGCAAAGCGTTGGGGCTAAAGGTGTAGTAGCCTTAGCCTCAAAGCTATCGCTTAGTCTTGTCCCACCACAGACAAGTTTCTTTAAGCTACAGCTAGACGAGTCACAGCTAGGGCAACAGTTTCCACCAGAAGTAAAATCAGAACTAGATTTATCCTTTGCAAAGATAGAGCGTACCATCCTAGAAATTATCGCTGCATCAGATGATCGTGTAGTAATACACCAAGCATTGCAGCACCTAGTTGTAGGTGGTAATGCTCTAATCTTTATGGGTAAAGATAATCTGAAATTATATCCGTTGAATCGCTTTGTTATAGAACGAGATGGTAACGGTCAAGTGATTGAAATAGTCACAAGAGAACGCATCAGTAAAAAATTAATAGAGAAGTATCTACCCAAAGACTATGAAGAAGATAACGTTGTAGAAGAAGAGCCGCATGAAGCTGAAGAGTGTGATGTATATACACACGTCACCAGAGAGAACAACAGATTCGTATGGCATCAAGAAGTATATGGTAATATACTAGATGAATCATTTAGTAAAGCACCAGTTGACGCTACACCTTGGCTACCCCTCAGATTTAATACAGTAGATGGAGAACCCTACGGGCGTGGTAGAGTAGGACAATTTATAGGAGATCTTAAGTCACTTGAAGCACTGTCTCAGGCACTCGTAGAAGGGTCAGCAGCAGCTGCTAAAGTAGTCTTCACTGTATCACCTTCAAGTACTACTAAACCCCAGACACTAGCATCTGCAGGTAACGGAGCAATCGTTCAAGGACGACCAGAAGATATTGGCGTTGTACAAGTTGGGAAGACAGCTGATTTCCGTACAGCTTACGAGCTTATGACACAGCTAGAGCGCAGACTAAATGAAGCATTCCTTATACTAAGTGTAAGGGACAGCGAAAGGACTACAGCACAGGAAGTTCAGATGACACAGCTAGAGCTAGAACAGCAGCTAGGTGGTCTATTTGGATTACTTACTGTTGAGTTCCTAGTACCTTATCTAAATAGAAAACTTAATGTACTCCAGAAGACTGGAGAGATTCCACGTATACCTAAAGATATAGTCAAGCCTACTATTGTAGCTGGTATTAATTCACTAGGTAGAGGACAGGATGTACAAGCTCTTGGTCAGTTCTTACAAACTATTGCACAGACAATGGGACCGGAAGCTATACAGCAGTACATAAATCCTGAAGAAGTAGTTAAGAGATTAGCTGCTGCTCAAGGTATAGATGTATTGAATCTAGTTAAGAGTATGGAGGAAGTACAACAGGAAAGACAACAGGCTCAAGAGCAAGCAATGCAAATGGAAGATCAGAAGCAACAGGCAGCAATGGCTGGAGCACCTATGAATGATCCATCTAAGAACCCTGCACTAGCTGCTCAACTAGAACAACAAGTACCACCTACAGGATAAATGGCAGAAACATTAACGTTTGAAAACACAACTGAAACTACTAGTATAGAGAATCTAAGTGCTGAGGAGCAAGATTCTCTAGAGGTAGGAGAAAAGATGGAGCAAGAGCAAGAACAATTACTTGCTGGTAAATATAAAGATGCTCAAGAATTAGAAAAGGCTTATGTCGAACTTCAGAAAAAGCTTGGAGAGAAGGGCACTGAAGATAATGAACCAGCTAGCGAAGCTGAGGTTCAAGAATCCGAAGAAGTACAAGAAGAAAAGAAAGAAACTGAAGAAGCTCCTTCAGGTATCTTAGATACTTTATGGGAGGAGTCTGTATCAGGTAAAGATTTTAGTGAAGAAACATTAGCAGAACTAAGTAAGCTTACTACTGGTCAGTTAGCTAGTCAGTTCCTTAAGTGGAGGGCAGATGCACAGACTAAGTATGTACCTAAGCAACAAGACTTTACTGAAGCTGATGTTACAACATTAAAAAATATAGTTGGTGGAGATAAGGAATACAATAGTATGTTACAATGGGCACAACAGAATCTTAATCCTAGAGAGGTTGAGATGTTTGATCAAGTCATGGAAAGAGGAGACCCACTAGCTGCTTTCTTTGCTGTCCGTTCACTAGCTTATAGGTATCAAGATAAGTCAGGGTTTGATGGTAAGATGGTCACTGGTAAACCACCTAAGTCTTCTCAAGGTGATGTATTCAAGAGCCAAGCAGAAGTCGTTAGGGCTATGGGTGATCCACGATATGATGATGACCCAGCTTATCGTCAAAGCATACAAGATAAATTAGAACGATCCGATATCAATTTCTAATATGGCTAACAACAATGTATTAAAAATCAGTTCAGATAAACTAGGTGAAATAGTAAGCAAGATAGTTCAAAATAGGATGATGACGATAGCTGGAGCAGGAGGTAATCCCGGTGGCATACCTAATAGACCTTATGATGCTCCTAAAGAAGATCCAAAGAATCCTTGGGTACCAGCACCTAAAAGGTTCTCAGTTAAAGAACCAGTACTACCTAACTTTAAACCAATGGGTAGAGTGATTAAAGGTACAAGAAAAGGTGTCTTATCTCCTGAAGAGAATATAATAAGACAACAACTACTACAGATAGGTCCACAAGCTAACGCTTCCTCTCGACAGATAAGAGATAGACTAAAACCATTTACAAAAGGTTCTGGGTATGATAATACTGGTGGTTCTTTAAGAGGAATACCTGATGCATTAAGAATTCAATTATTAAGAGATGCTATGGCTAAAAATCTACCTGCTAATAACATAAGACGACTACAAGACACAGGACATATGACTATACCACAGAATGCTGATGGAACTGGACCTCTAAGAATTATTGATTTATTAGGACCACAAAACCCACCACAAGCATAGTGTATTCGTGGCGACCTGAACTTTCATCCTCGCCGTGGTTAACTTACTCATTATTTTAATGAACGATACAGAAGTAATCGCTCTCCAACCCCCTATAGAATATACCATGAACGAAAACGCAGAAGTACAAAACGGACGCTGGGCTATGCTTGGCATCTGGGCAGCTCTCGGAGCTTACGCCACGACTGGACAAATTATCCCCGGAATATTTTAATGAAAAAAATTTCACTCGCTATTGCAGCTACCCTTTTTTCTAGCCCTGTATTGGCTGGACCTTATGTTAACGTAGAATCTAACGCTAACTACACTGGCTCTGATTATACATCAAGAGCAACCGACCTACACTTAGGTTATGAAAACAATCTTGGCAGTCTTGCATACTATGTACAAGGCGGCAAAACAATTAATGCTGCTGATGGCGTTGATTCAGAGTCTAATTGGTCTGGCAAGTTTGGTGGCAGTATCTCTGCTACAGATAAACTTGGCTTCTATGGCGAAGCATCTTTCGCACAAGTTAAAGACGCTGACAACACCTACGGCACAAAGCTAGGAGCAAAATACTCTTTTTAAATAAATGACTACAGCCACACTAACAAAACCAAATACCAACTGG